TATTCGCATCACTAAAATCTAATGCACCACCAACAGTTAGTGTTCCAGATACATCTACATTACCATTTATATCTACAGTTGTAGCCGCTATCTGTATTTCTGTATCAGCTACTAAATCTAGTTGTCCATCCGCAGATGAATTAATGTATATTGCCGTATCTCTAAACTGTAATTTTTCTGTACTAGCTACAAGAAGGTCATCTGAAAACTCAAAGTAGTCTTCATCTTCCATCCATTTCAAAACACCATCAGATGTCTCTCCATCAAAGGTAACTGTTATATCTGTGCTTGCAGTTCCATCTCCAATAGTTATAGATGTTCCAAGCAGTTTAGTAATTGGGCCACCTTCAGCACTTGTCCCGTCATGCGTATGCCCACTACTAGAAGCAAATGCCGCTAGTAATTGGTCAAACTCTGCATTAAAATGAGATGCCTCAATGGTAGCTCCATCAACAATAGTTGATGAACTTTGTCTTGTGTATGTTGCTCCCATATGTTACCTTCTTCCTCCTGGTGTAAATTCCATTTCAAAACCTTTTAAAGCTATTGGACTATTTGTTGTTGCATCTAATATTTTTGTTGCTACTGTAAATCCACTACCTTCAACTGATTGTCGTATTAAACTAGAGCCTGTTGACCCATAAACTGCAGTACCATAAGCAGATTCAGCTAAACCATATTCTGCTATATTTCCTGTTCTGCTAAGAGTATAAGCCTCTGGCTGTGGTACAGCGTCATCACTAAAATCATACTCTAATAAAAAACTTGATGATAAAGTCCCAGTGGGATTTACATTCCACAGAACTCGTTGAAAATTTTTTCTAAGTCCAGGGTCTCCCATTGTCATATCGGGTGACCTGTAAATTCCACTTATATTTTTTGTTGTACTAGCTTGTGTAAATACATTACCAGATTCTTGTATATATACATATCCATCGTATCCACCGCTAATAATTGTTTCTGACCCAGATATAAATGCAGAATCTGAACTCGATACTTTTAAACCTTTTAAATCTGCGTACTCAAATCCTAATTGTTCTGTGTTTGGATTTGCTTTGATAACAGCTAATAACCCTGCTGACGAATCTTCTGCTTGACTAGTACCAGTGGGAAAGAATATTCTATACTGTGATTTACTTCTTATTACTAAAGAATTAATGTTATGAGTAGTTATACTATTAATTCTTTGTTGTATTTGTTTTGATACTGTACCTAATTCTACGTCACCAATTCTTTCTGTACCTGCAATAGTTCTAATACCATCTGGTGCTAAAAATATAACATCACCTGCAAGCTCTTGTATACTTCTACCATCTACGCATCCTATTTTTCTAGTTACTGCAGTTACAACAAAATCAGTCCTTGATGTCCCAGATAATTTAAATATTTTATCTTGTCCAAATATAAATAAATCGTCACGAAAAACTTTAAGTCCTACTATTTCTGTATCTACTTTTATTGTTCCGCCACCATTACCATTGGTAAAATCATTTGTTTCAAATGGCCCCATAAAACTAAGCTCTTGAATATTAGAACTATGTCCTGCAAAAAATATGTGGTTTTTAAATACTTCTACAAATTTAAAATTAGATGTTCCTGTAGCGTTTACTACAGATGTACTAAACGATGTATTTAGTATTTGTGGGTTTGATGTTCCTGTTGTAATAATAATTTTATCAGTGCCATCAAAGTTAAACAGTCTATGTTCATAATTTTGTGTAGGTGTTCCTAGACCTGTTATAGTAGATGTCCAACTACCAGAACCCGAGCTACCTCTAACAATACTACCGCCCCTTGCCGCTAATACTACGTCATTAAATATAGCAGTCATTACTACTCGTTCTGATGACGCAGAAACTTGAGGAACAATATTACTATTATATTTTGTAGTTCCTAATATTTTTTTATATCCGCCTTCAATGTCTGGCTCAAAGTTTTGTAGTTGCAATGCTTCTCCTGGAGACATTGAAAATACATCTTTGTTTAATATCAAACCCCCGCCTAAACTTACGACAGCAGGTTGTAATTGAGAAGTATCTGGCATTAGTATGTAAACACAGAACTAGATACAGAACCTCTTGAAGACATTTCAATATTTGTTCTAGTATCTTTCATGTAATCTTGTTTGTTTAATGCTTCTACTCTTATTCTTTTTACTCCGTCTTCATACTCTGCATTTGCAATATTAGCTGATGGAATATCTGACCTTAATTTATACGCATAATATTTTGCCCTATTAACAATAACATCTGAGTATATATCTGGTAAATCTAGAGTATCGGTTACACTAGATAATTCTGTGTGAGATTTGTAATAATGATAATTTATTTCGTATGAATCTCTATCGGGTATTGGAGATATTCCATAACCTAAATTGTCTTGCGTTCTATACACTGATTTAGGCTTTGAGTAGTGGTCACTACTATTTACTTTATCTCTGTGAATAATACCTTGCAAATAATTATCATAACTAATGTATTGTAATTTTGTAGGAACAACATCTTTTTCTGACACACGAACAAAATCCACATCCATGTTTGTTTCTGTAGATGTATTATTTAATGTAATAAATGTAGTCTGTGATGTTGCAGTAAAAGTAGCATCTAGTATAGCACCTTTACCAAAATCAGAAACAGTTAGTGTTGTATTTAAATTTTGTGTTCCTTCCGCCGCAGTACCAACTTGTACTTTTAACGCTTGTCCTGTGCTGTTAGAATCTAACACCCTTACTTGTAATCTATAAGGCTGATTAACTACTGTTGAAATAGATTGATAAGCGGCATAATCATTTAGTCTTAGTCTGCCATTACCTCCACTATTATACGCCGCACTTCCTGCACCTGCTATGGTAGTCCAACTATTTATATTAGAAGTAAACTCCCCATTAGTTACAAGTTCTTTTGGTATAATATAAAAAGAATCAAAATCTGCTACTCTAAAAGCAGAAGGAAATGTATACTCTTGTTGACCAGAGTTTACAGTTTGTGTTGTACTAGTGTATAACCAAGGCCATTCAATTTCTGCTGTGTATAAATCATTAACAGCTTTGTTAACAAAACTTTTTACTGCAGTCTGTATTCCTCTACTAGCACTAAAATTAGAAGAGGTTAACTCTACTTCATTTAGTTCTTGTAAAACACTATTCGTTAATGTTAAGTATGTCTTTGTCCCTGCCATTTAATATTAAAACCTTTAGTTGTTTAATTTGTAATTCTAAATCTGTTATTTTTTGTGAACAGTTACACTGTTGAGGTATAGGTTGTTCATCTATTATATCTTTTACTACTACTTGAGTTTTAGTTAAATTATGTATTGCCATTATATTCCTAATTCTGGTTTTTCAAATCCTTCTATTGGATACGAGTCTACTTCAAAACATATAGAATTAAAATGAGCATCATGGTCTCCTTGACTTCTTGCGTAGCTTTTAAAATCTTCTACATACATCTCAGTAAATGTTAAGCATGTTTCCATATCTGGATATAAATATCCTTGATATTTTACCGATGGCCAATGTGGCATCGAAGTTATTATTATTGCCATGAATACTTTAATCATATGTTTAAATTGTAAAGGGGGCACTGTGGCCCCCATTATTATTATACTGCAGTGTCGTGTTGTGAGTCTGTATTTCTGTCAGTTTCATCAACTCCAGAAACATCACACATTACAGCCCATACACGGATTTTACCCGCACTTGAAGCCGCACTTAACACTAGTACATCTAAAGTATCTGCTGATGCCGCAACGTGTCTAGCAGTTCCAGTTAGAGCCGCATAACCAGTTGCATTTGTGTCTCCATCTACATAGATGTCAACATCACCACCAGTGATACCTAAGTCTAATGTTACACTAGAAGATAATGCAGTCAATACTTCGATACCTGCTTCCATAATTACAGTTTCTGCAGGAATATCTAATGCTTGAATTACATCATTCTGTGCCGCACCGCTATCGCCATTGATAGCAGATATGTCAATAGTGTTTTCAACAAGATAAGGTCTTCTTACTCTCGATGGGTGACCAGTAGTTCCGCCTGACCCAGTTACATTATATGTTGCCATTTAGTCCTCCTAATCTATTAATAAGTGTTCCGCAACTAGAGCAGTATCTCTCAATACTTTTCTACCAAATACATGCAAACCTCTTACTACATCAGAGAATGAATCAGTGTCTCTAATAACTTCGATTTTTGCAATGTGATTAGCTGTTGCAGTGGAAGACATATGTCCAGATAATACTTTGAAGTAGTTCGAATTTGAACTAGCCGCAAAGTTATTTGTCATATATAATTCCATGTTCATTACTTTACCACTGTATACTTTACCATTTCTTAATGGTGTCGCATTACCAGTAGTATCGCTCATCAGTTTTGAACTAGCTTGTCCCATTTGTTCATAAAATTCTGGTGAACCTAAAAACCATCTATTTTCTTCTGGTACGTCTTGAAGATTTAATAGTTTTCCGTGTTTAGAAATTATGTCAACTGGGTCTATTTCACTAGAACCAAATCCTGTATCAACTCCAGAACCATCAGACCCTATTACATGGTCTGGTGAGCTACTGCTTGGCCCTGCAAACATTGCCGCAATGACGTTTTGGTCGTATGCGTTTTTTAAAGCGTATGCACCAGAAGAAGTTGAAACAGACTCAAAATTAATATGAGAATGTCTTTCTTCGATGTCGTCTACTTTAAATGCAAATGCGTTTGCTTGGTCTACTGTAAGTTGCAGTTGGTCATCCTGTATATCTTGGATGTTTACTACTGCACCTCTAGTATATGAGCTAACAGAAACTGTTGGTTCCTTGATGATATTTACCGTATCGCCATAGTTTTCAATTTCGCCTGCATAGTCAGTGTTTGTAATTGCTTCTGCTACTGAGGCTGTTCTGAAAAACTTCTGGACTTTTTGACTATAAATAATCGGGCTAAAGTTACCATTAGGCAAATTATTATAGTTTGACGTTTTTGTAAATGCCATTTTAGTCTCCT